TGTAATCTTGGATGCACCAGCCCCAGAATAAAGACCCCATAATCATCGGATCAGGCTGCGCCATGAGCTGCAATACCGGGTGGTCTTCTACCGGCTCTGCCTGCTGGCTGTCTACCGGTCGGTAGTAGCGCGGCGTGGCCTGTGGGTAGTTCCTAACGTACCAGTCAATGGCACTAGCAACCACGCCATTTAGCCCAAGGTCACCGGCTACTCTAGCCCAGTCCTTAGTACTTCCAGGGAGCGCCCGGCGCAGGAGTGTTTGCAGCTGACCAGAGCCGTAACCGGTTAGGTAGATGTCCCTAGACTGGCTGAGTGGCAGCGGTAGTGCCTGTGTCGGGTTGGCTGCGGCTTTACGGCCTAAGAAGCGGTCAAAGATACCCATGTCTTCAGTATCCCACAAAAAGAAAAAGCCCCCTTGCGGGGGCCTGTGGCGGTTGGCGGTTTAGATTGTTGATATAGCGATGCGGGCCATCTTAGCAAACTCTGGTTCAAGGTCGGTAACAACTTCGCCAGTTGAAACATTGACATACAACTTTGCGTTGATGATGCGTCCAGCCTTGCTGTTGCTGATGCGCTCGCCGTTCAATGTCACGTTACGGAGTGAGCCGGTTTTGTAGCATTCAACTTCAAGACCAAGAATGTGTTGTGGCTTGAAGTAAACCCGGTGATTCGTTCCGCCCGTCCACTCCTTGCCGCCTGCCTCAACCAACCGTGTAATAAGTTCCATTGTTCTATCTCCCTGCTTGATGTCAACAATATACACTGTAGGTATATACACGTCAAGGGTATAGAGGTATATATTTTAGACGGCACCCCAACTTCGCTTTGATCCGCACACCTGCCAAGCATACGCTAGGGCATCTACCACGTCATCATGCCTACCAACCGGAAAGGATAGCAACTCATCTTCAAAGTAAGCCGGTAGGCCTTGGCAGTGCATGACTTGGCTTTGCTCGTACCGGGCTTCTAGAGGGGCAAAGCGGGTCACTTTGTCACGGTCTGGGCGTATCCCCCGGATAGGAAGTTTCGTGCGTCTAAGGAGCTCCTGCACGACAGCGGCTTGATATTGCACCTGCTCGATGCCGATCATGCTAGGTTTCCACTTATCGGCCATGGCTTCGATGAATCTCAGGACAGCTGCAAAGTCTGAGCGGGTGCGGTTGATGTCTCTAACGTAGATTGTGCCGTCTTCACCACGGGATACAACAGCAACCCCGGTGTAGTCTGCTTCACTCTTGGTTGATATAGCCAAGTCAACCCCGATGTAGGTGGGTAAGCCTTCAGGGCAATCACCGTACCGCAACCACTCCCGCTTGATTCTGGCTCCCGCCGCATCCACGAACTGAGCCAAATACTCCTGTTGAAACGCGATGCTCGGCAAAGACTCCCCCGCCTTGCCTACCTCCTCCGGATCTATCCAAGGGTTAGCCGTGGTCGGCATTTGCCAAGACATCCAGTCGGCATCCGTAGCGGCTTGGTTGTAGAGGGTGCGGAAGTAGTTAGAGCCTTTAGGCGTAGACAGAAAGAAAGCGTCCCCTTTGAAGTCTGTTAGAGTTGGGCGGATGGCTTCCGTCCAGGCTTGTTCTAGATGCCTTGCCATGGCGGCTTCATCAATGATGACCCGCTTGTACTTTCGACCACGGGCAACGGTTGACGGGTCATCCAAAGTCCAATAGTCAATAGCCGCCCCGGTTATAAGCTCGATGCGCGGGGCTGGGCTTTGTACAGCTCGCCGGATAACGGGAGCATAGATGCGCTTATGATCGGCGTATGCCTCTTCTAGCAAGCGGTAGGTAGGCGCGAACCAGGCACAAGGTAGACCGTCAATCAGCACCGGGTCAGATAAAAGGTTACCGCCCAGCGTGGTTTTTCCAAAGCGTCTCCCGCAAGCAAGGACGTTGTACCGCTTGGCTTCCCGCAGGATGACCTGCTGGGCTTCATGCGGCCTTGGTAAGACTAGTCGAATATCAGGCAATCGGTTTGTCCGAATACTCCACGATCACCTTGACTGGGCTACCATCTGCGCCGGTCTGTTCTACCCTTGATGACCAGTCGGCCTTGTGCTTACGCTCAAGCCACCACGCTGCCGCCTGCCAAGTTGTATCAGCTGCTTTTTGAATGATAGCCACGTTACGTACCTCGGCATCTGCTTCTGCCTTTTTTATAGCGTCCGCAAATTCCGACTTGTCTCGCAACCAGTTTGCAAATGTATCTTCAGAGATTGCCGCATAAGAGCATGAAGCACGGCGTGTGTTTCCTGCCCTCAACGCTTGCGTGATACGGGTCACTGTTTCATCGTTGTACTTTGATGGTTTACCGGGCATTGCTATAACCTCCTATTTCTAACTCGTGTTCACGCTTTGCGACAACCGTAAACTCACCAAGGTAAGCGCCGAGCAGCTCTACGTCTGGACGTATGAGCGGCGCTCGCTCCATGCTTGGTTCCCACGATCCTATTGACAGGTCTTGCCGTAGCCGTACCATCTTGCCGTTTCGTAGGTCATTGACTACGGACTTCAAGAGCGTTATGCCAAGCGGGAATAGCTCACGCCTCCACAGTTCCTCCGGTGTATCGCCAGTCTTTACAAAGACGTGTTCTTGTGCAGCTAGTGGCCCACCGTCGGTTGTTTCCGATAGCCAATAAACAGACCCGCCTGTTACCTTATCGCCCATGGCTATCGTCCACTTGACTGCATCCCTACCACGGTGGTGCGGAAGTAGTGAAGGGTGGTAACCAATAGCACCAAGCCGTGACCTTAGCCGTGTCTTTTTACCAATGAAGTCGTGAGAGTGAGCGGCAACAATCAGGTCTGTGTTTGCCGGTAGTGTGAAGTGTGTTAGCGTTCCGCTTGGCATCCATGGCACACCATCATTGATAGCGCAGTTCCGCAGTCTATCGTTGCGCCCGGTACGGTCGGAAACGTAAGGGCTAGATATGCCGATAATGCGAAAGCCTTCGGCCTTTAGCATATTGTATGTGGCGGCTCCAAAAGCTTTCTGACCACACAGGAATATATTCACGCTTTATCTCCGACGTACCTGAAACCTTGAACGGATCGGAAATGTCCACCGTACCCCGTACCAATGCCGCCGCTTTTCTTTATTGTTTTTGCGGAGTTTGCTTTGTTTACACCAAAAAGACTTGCACTAACACGCACCCACTTTTTATCTCGTTGGAGTGCTGAAACTAACCCCGGATGGCTTGTGTGAAACATAACGGATTTGACACGAGAACCAAAGCGCCCGTTGCCTTCGGCTTCGTGGTTACAGATCCAGTTTAGAAACTTCAATCCGACACCTGCACCTTGCCATTCGGGCATAACAACTAAACGTGATGCTCTTGAACAATCATTTTGTAATTGCGGAGCAGTTGCAATGTGGCAAACCTTCACGCCGTCAACCACACCAACGTAGTAAGTAGCACAGACCATCTTAGGCATCTTTAGATAGTGATGCGGCTCAAACGCTCCCCAGTAACTGGAGTCTGTTTTCCAAATTTGTAGTTCAAACTTTGGTCTGCGCCAAAGGCACCTCCCGGCGTATTCGCCTGTCGATGTGTCGAATACCCAATCAGGCTCGACCCAGTCAACAATATCGTAGTGGCAAGATAGCAGGACGCATTGCCCGCCGTTGCGCTTCCAACTTTTAGAGAATGCCGTTGCTCCAAACTTTGCAATCTGCCTATCTACAACAGATGTAAACTCATCGATTACAACCTGCTTGGGTTTCTCGGCTATTATCTTCGCAAGGTCTGCCCTGAACTTTTGACCGTTGCTAAGTACCTTGTATGGCCGCAACCATGTTGGTACGTCACCAAGCCCTACAGCCGCCAGTGAAGCGGTTACTTCGTTGAAGTCCCCGTCTGGTGCGATGTCATCCACAATAGGTTTGTCATCACTCCAGCCGGTAGGCTCATAAAAGTTGCCGTCCGGGAATATCTTTTTCCCCATCGACGTTTTACCGGATCCGGAAGGGCCGACAATAAGGCCAATCTTCCAGTCCATATCGTCAATAGGTAAGTCAGCAACCAAGTCAAAGTTACAACCCTTTTCGGCGTTGAATAAACTCTTGACTCGTGCTGCCCTATAGGTGTTGTAATCAGAACACCTGTTATGCACTTCAAGTTTCAAACAACCACCACCTTTACCGTGTATCCATCGGCAAGTAGCTTGTTGTAAACAACCTCCTGCTCCTGTTCAGTTTCGCAAGTAACAATCACACCGTACTGGTTACTAAACTCTTTATCTTCAAACTCAGGGGCATCATCAACTGCACCGGATAGCTCGTTGATCAAAGCATCAAGGTCAGCAGCGCCATACCCTGTACCTTCCAAGCCAATAGGCGTATTCGCAAGCTCAGCGAGGATGTCGGTTATCTTTGTTGTGTCATCTTGCCCGATACGGGTAGTCCGGTTGTCTACTACAAGAATCCGTAGCTCTTCTTCCGGTGTAACATCAACCCATTGAACAGGTACGGTTTCCCAGCCTAGCGCCTTGGCAGCCATGACCCGATGATTTCCCGCTAGGATGTGCTTAGTGCTCAGGTTGGCCACCACAGAGCCGTACCAGCCATTAACTGCTAAGGACTTCTTGATGGCTTCCACATCGCCGTTGTTAGCGTTGC